ATGAATATGTTTTTATATAGAGAAACCTTTTTGCCAAACTTTTTATCAGCTTGTCTTTTAGCTGATTTATATGCTTTAGACTTCTTATTAAAAGATTTAGGCTTTCCTAATTTTTTAGGTCTAGGTTTAGCAAAAATAGGTTTCTTCTTAGCCATTATTTTTTCTTTTTAGCTTTTTTCTTTTTTTTCTTCATTGGTGGACGACCTCTAGTCTTCCCGTAAGTTCCTTTTCCCATTGGCATAATAAACTCCTATTTGTTTGCGTTTCTCATTATATTAGCCAAACTCTCACATCTTTTTGTGGTTTGTTTGTGCCATATACTGTCTATCATTTCTTCACTAGCTTTTAAATAGTTTTGTTGTTTTATTGCTTCCCACATCTTTTTAAATTTCATAACTCGTGGTTTGCCTAATTGAAAACACATTTCAACGATTACACCAAATACAATGTGATTGTGTTCTATACCTCTTAATAATTCTCTAGCTGAATCTAATGCTATTTTAAAATCATTATCAAACACTTCTTCAAGAACTTCTTTAGGATAAGCAACACCCTCAACAAAGTTATCAGAGGGTAATACCAAGTGACCATAACCAATAGTAGCAAAGCCCAAGCTATCGGAATACATAGTGTCCCGAAACCCCTCATGTTGTTTGATTCTTTCTTTAATTTCTTCCATATATTGTTCTTCCAATGTCTAAGAACATTTATAAATTTAATCATAATTATTCCTATTATATCAAAATAAAATAGGAATAGTTATTTTTGTTCTTTTGTTTTGGCTTCTTTAAACTTGCCAATGTAATGCTGAATTAAGATTTCTTTTTGTTCAGCTTGATTTAGATGTGCGTTTTTTTCGTTACTTAAATTAGAAATGATGCCAAATAACTTAACTTGTTCATCTGACATCATATCCTTTTTATATTCTTTACCATCAATAGTAATCATTAATTATCCTATGTATGTATTGCCAGATTGAATAGCTGAATTAACTGCTGTCATGTCTTCATTAGTCCAATAGTCTTTAGCAACCATTATTTCTAAATGTTCAACATTTCTTTTAACGCAATCTTTTTTATCTTCATCAGTTCCATCTGCCATCTGCGTTCCATCAATAATACCATTGATTAAATCTACAGAATGACCCATAGCTTCATAATCTTTTGCTATTTCTTCTGCTGTTCTTACTTCTTCACTCATATTTGTCTCCTATTATTCTGTTGCACAAGCAACTGGTTTGTTTTTATCAAGTTTTTTATATTCATCAATAATTAATTTAGGTTCAACCATGTTGTTTCTAGGGTCGCTATCAATGAATTTTTCTTCATCCCACTTATCGTTCATGTGGAATTGTAAGTTTTTATTATGCGAATAACCAAATTGTATCCACCTTGTAGAACCCCAAATGACTACTCCATGCTTTTCTGTTGATGCTGAAAAATGATTTAAGCAACTATCTATGCTTACAAATCCTAGTGCATCTTTCATTAACTCATGTACTTCTGACCAATGCAAATCACATTTAATTGTATTCATGTATGATGGTTCATTGGGTAAAGTACAATCAATAATCGTTGTATCTTTATATTCTTCTTTTAAATAATTAATAACTTGCTGTGCTAAGAATGGTTGATAGTTTCTGTTTGGATTGATGTTATTATAATTTCCATCATAAGTTAATGGAGATTGACCACCAGAAAATTGAACTAAAATATATTTTTCAATATTATTTTTGTCTAACCACTTCTTAACATTCTCTTGTAAATGACCTGTGTAAAGTTTTGGTTTCATATTCACATCAAATTCTACATCATGCAAATTACAATAACTTTCTATCAAATGTTCTTTACCAAACTGAAAATTAGATTTGTAAGGTTCACTATAATAAATATTTTCAGATGCCATAATTCTTGGATCTTGGATTGGCAAGGATTGTTCAAGAACTAATTTTACATCTGGGTTATTTGCAAAGCAACCAATGTAAGGTGTGTATATTTGTACTTCGGATTTTTGTTTTAGCTTTGATATTAAAGAGGTAAAAGCTGTGCATTTTCCTATGCCACCCTCTACTACATAAGTGTTCATTATTTGTTTTTTAGTTCGTCTATTTCTTTTTTCAACTCTTTTATTGCATTGACTAATACTGGAACTAGTCTTTCATATTTTAGACCATAAGCTGTTTGGTCTTCATTAATACTTGTGAACAACATATCATTTTTACTGTTTCCATAGCCAATTTCATTTTCTAAAGCTAGAACATCTTGAGCCATAAAACCAATATTAACTCTATCTTTTTTATGAGTTCCATCTGGTGTTACATCTAATATGCTTTGATTGTCATCTGTTAAATACCAACTTCTTTTATCCCAAACATAAGTTTTAGGATTTAGTTTTGTTACAAAATCTAAACCATGTGTAAAATCTTTAATATCTGTTTTATCTCTTTTATCAGAAGATGAAATAGTAGTATCTGCACAATATAAATCTGTAATATTATTATCTCCAAGAACAACATTATGACTTCCTGTTGAAATTGCACCTGATGGAGAACCTGCTCTACCAGCTTCTTTACCTAACAAGAGATTATTATTTCCTGTTGTAACATTAAAACCAGCGTTGTGACCTATTCCTGTATTACATTGTCCCTCTGTGGTAGAACCAAGTGCGTCTGTGCCTAATGCTGAATTAAGTCTACCTATCGTATTAGCATCTAAAGAATTTTTTCCAACTGCTGTATTTTGATCTCCTGTTGTATTACATTTTAAAGCTAAAGAACCTAATGCTGTATTATCATTTGCTGTTGTATTGGAAAATAAAGCACTTAAACCTACTGCAACATTATTACCACCTGTTGTGTTTTCATCTAAAGAATTTCTTCCTAATGCTGTGTTGTCATTACCTGTAGTGTTTGCACACATAGAACATAAACCTACTGCCGTATTTCTATTTCCTGATTGATTACAGTGCAAACTTGATACACCAACTGCTGTATTACAATTACCTGTCGTATTCCAAAATAATGAATTATATCCTAATGCAGTATTGTTACAGCCACTTGTGTTTTCAGTTAGAGATGCAGCACCAACAGCAACATTATTACTCCCTGATAAACTACCATCATCTAATGCAGTGTTACCTAATGCAACATTATTACTTCCTGTTGGATAATTACCATCTAGTTTTATTGTGCCACCATCTACACTAACATTACCAGCTACAGTTAATCCATCTGTAGTTATAGTTCCTACATTATTAATGTTTCCTGTGCCTGTAATATCGTTTGAGTTTAGGTCTAGGTTTCCGCCAAGTTGTGGGCTTGTATCTGTTACAACATCTAAAGCTGAATCTATAAAATTAACTGTGTTTGCAGAAGTGTCTATTGTTGCAAATTGAATATCATCTGCACCATCATGTATGTATAAAGTCCAAGTTGATGAAGTTGTGTCTATCCAAAATTGACCAGCATATTGAGTACTTGGTGCTGATGTTCCTGAATTGTTTGTAGCGATTGCTGAAAGAACATTGTTAATATCTGCTCTTGTTGCTGGAAAGCCTTGATTGGCTATGGAATAATCGTGCTGTGCCATGATGTGTTTTTATCCTATTTATTATTAAATTCAATCATTTTATTATTGCTGACTTCCTATGCCAACAGCTTGAAAGTCAAATTGTCTATCTACAGTATTACCACCACTATCAAAAAATTCAACATTAAAAGAACTTCTATCTTTAGAGTTTAGTTGAAAGAAATCTCCTGTATTTAAGTCTTGACCAATAATTGTAATTGTTGGCACTTGATAAAAAGCATTATCAAATGTAACAGATTTTCCAGCAGTATCAGTACCAGATGCAATATTAGAACCATCTTGAACAACTGTAGGTAAAACAAATTTAAGTGATAAATTATTTATTTTTGGTGTTGCTGATGTATCTGTTGTTGTAAGTATAGCTTTAAATTTAACTGCTCTTGCAACATAATCTCCTGATTTAAAGTTTTGAAAACTACCAAAAGTTACATTGTCATCTGATAAAGCTATTTGTAATTGAACATTAGAAGATATTGCTTCATCTGTATTGCCATCAAATAAACCCTCTTTAGAATCAAATAAACCACTTTGTGCATCAAAGTTATCTACATAATCTAAATGATCTACATTAAACTGATTTAGTAAAACTTTGAATCTAAATTTATTACTAAAATCAAAACCTGTATTAAATTCATAACTTCCTGAAGTATTTACACTTCCAAAACCAGCATCAAATAATCCAAGAGCATCATCAAAATTACCAGAAGTATCGTCAAATAAATTTGAAGTATCTAATACAAGTGCGTTATCTACAACTACACAATCTATTTTAGTTCCATCAAAAGTGGGTTCTTCTGTTATTGTTTGAACAGCTTTAAATCCCTCGAATACTTGATCTTCAATAACAACACTATCTGCTGTTGCCGATCTTATACCGAATTTATCTACAGCTTTGATAAAATATTTTCCAGTACCTACAAATGGAGTTACAACAGAAGTTGCTGGTCGTGCAATTCTTGGAACGAGTACAGTTGTATTTGCATAAATAGTTTCTGTAGTATCAGAAGTAAATCTTATCTCATAAAAATCTAAATCTAAGTTTGTAACAGCATCAAAGGTATGATGAAGTTTATCTCCTACAACATCTATTGAATAGTTTTGAACAGTATCAGGTGGGTCAAAGGCAGTTATGACTTCATGTTGTGTTGATGTAAATACAGATTTTACACCCAAGCTATTTATCGTTCTAGCCCGAATATCATATATGACACCCTCTTTAACAGGATATTTTTCTATAATAGTATTAGAACCTCTACGCATTAATCTATAATCAGTTGCAGTTGATTCTTTGTATTGAACTTCAAATTCATCTGCGAATGAATCTGTGTTTGATAAATTAACAATTAATTTAGATACAACTGAACCATCAAATAATTCTATAACTTCATCTGCTACTGAATCAATAGATGGTGCTTGTACTGAATTAGGATTAGGTAAAATAGTATCTGCAATAGTTGGTATAGGATTTTTGTCATTAAATGTATAAAAATTATCTTGATGTTCAAATAACTGAACATTAACAGTTAAGTCTTCGTTTATCTCTAAACCTAAAACTCTAAAAGGTTTATTATTAAAACCACCACTTGGATATGTAATTCCTACAATATCTCCAATTTCTAATTCTAAAAATTCTGATGTTAATGTTAATTGGATTTGTAATTGGTTTCTTGATCTTCTTAAAATAACTTCACATAAAGCCTCTGCACCAAATTGATTAGTTACATTCGGAAACTCAAAATTACCTTCTAATAAAGTTCCGTTATCTTCTGCTAACATTGTTGCGTGTCTAAATTGATCTGCAACAACAGTATCATCTGCTGGGGGGAAAGAAACAGTATCATTCTGCCAGTTCTTTGCTGGATTAACAAATGTACCAATCACACGATTATATTTATTATTTTTTCTTTCGCCTAATACCTTTGCACCACCTACAACATGATCTGCTGTTATTGTTTTAACTGATGTTCCTGTACCCTCAATTTTAAGTTTATAAACACCATTGTTATAAGTAAATAATGATCGCATTGGATTAAGAAGTTTTTTAACATTATCAATTACTTTTTGGTCAGTATCTATTACTGCATTAGTTTCAAATTGATCAAATGCTGTTCCACCTGTGTATGGAGTTATTTGAGTTTCACATTCATTAGCTGAAGTTTTAAAAGATGCAAAGTCAGATTCAAATGCACTATCAGGTAATCCTTTTCCGTATCTAGTATCTCTTAAATAATCTAACAATACTAAAGCAGAGTTTGATGTGTATGCAGTTGTATCAGTTCTAGGGTCATAAACTTTTCTACCTTTTAAAGTTACTCTTACTTGTGGAATAGAACTAAATATATCTTGATTCCACTTAAATCTAAAAGCTAAATAACAGACACCTCTAAGTCTATGATTTGATGTCCAATTAGTAGAGTTAGTTAAGATTGAAGATGCTACTTGATTATCTGTTCCATAAAATGCTTGTATTTGAATATGAGAACTACTTTTAAAAAAGTTTTCATCAGAACTTGCTACTTCTCTAACTGTTCCATCTGTTAATGCACCATTAAAAGTTACTTGTTTATCATCAATATAAATTTCTTCTATTTCTTCAATCTCTCCCTCACAAACTACCCCAGCCATGTATAAATACTGATTATCGTTACCAGAACTTTCTAAAAATACTCTAGTAATTCCTACTTGTCTTCTTCCATAAATAATTGGTATCTGTGCATTGTTTGATGATTTATTAATTAATACACCTTTTTCTTCTTCTGGTGTATCAAAGTCAGGAACATCAGGTGTAGGTATTAACCACCCAATAAAACTTGTTACAACATTTACTATTGATTCTACTACACCACCCATTAGTGAAAACTCCTTTTAAACTTTTGACCAACTCTGTAAATATCACTATCTACTCTTAACCAATTAATAGAATGATTAACTTTAAGTTGTTTTCTAAAATAGTTATAAACCCAACGCATCATTTTAAATGTATTTTTAATAGATACAATTTCTATTAACCATAAGTTATTGCCAGAGTTCCATTCATTAGGTTTAATCTTTCCTGTTTGTTTAAATCTTTTTTCAACTAAATCATGTATGTAAGCCCAATTTACAAAACCAACTAATTCATTGTTGTCATAAAACTTTTTATATTGATTAAGTTTAATTGATGGTTTTAAATAGTTAGTTAATTCTTTACCTTTGTAACGATCAAAATTATTAAATAGATTGATAACATCTTGCATTATGATCTACCCCATTTAATATCTTGTACTGTTTGTGATGCAAATTCAAATCCTAAGTCATTTGCAAAGTGTAATTGTTGTGAGTTTGTGTTTGTTTTTCTACCCTCTATTTTACTAAAATCTGACCAATGAGATGCAACAACTATATTAGCATTAGATTGATTAATACTTTCATCAATACTAAAAGATTCTATTCTGCCTTTAAATAAAAGAAATGGGTCAGCAATAACTTGTTCGTTACTATCTAAAAAACCTTTATAAACTTCTGCCTCTTTCTCCATATAAGAATTACTTAAAAATAAAGATATGATTGTTTGATCTGCACCAGAAAATGAAAGTGTAATATTGCTAACTTCTACTTCTGAAGATTCTTTAACACTTGATAATTTAGTAAATAATGATGAAGCTGTGTAAGTATTTCCATCATAAGTAACATCTTTATAATGGTCGGTAAATCTATATCCTGTATCTACATTGATATAAACGAGATTAATAGGCTGTAAGCTATCTGTTTCAAGTTCATTTTTTACTGCTGTTGTTAGAGTTCTCGTCATATTCTTCGTAATTACTTTGGGTTATGTTTTCAGTACCTTTTACCATAGTAAATTCAAATTTGCTATTAGGTTTCTTATATTCCTTTAGATCGTTAATTGCTGTATCTATTTCATCTTCATTTACTATAGCTTCGGCTATAAAATCGGCAGTTATTTTGTGAACTATTTTATACTTTTTCATTATAAGTTTTCTATTAAGTCTATCTGATACCTATAAAGATCATTAGTTACAATTTTATATTCTTGAATATCGTTTTTAAGTCTTACAGTAAAATCAACATTATCATAAACCAATGCAACATCATTTGCTAGATCTGATCTTAATGGTGGTTCAAATGTAAGTGTACCAGAGCCAGTTCCATCTGCATCTAAATCTTCAACACACATATAAACTTTATCTTGTCCACTAAATCTAAAGTAATCTCCAGCTTTAAGTATTCCATTTGTGCTTAAAGTCATACCATCTATTGTGCAAGTAGTAGCACCAGCAGATACTGAAGCATTGGTAGATATAACTGTACTAGCAACACCTTGTGCATTAGAAACAACAGGTGGAATAATTGTAAATGTATTTAATCTTGATCTTTGTTTCATTAAAAATGCTTTTATAGGTGCAAAGTTTGCTCTAGTCATTGGTGCGTAATCTAGGTTAATTGTAAATTTTTGTCCATCTATTTGTCTTGTTTGTACTCTACCAGATGTTGTAACTGAAACTATTGTTTTTTGTTCAGAGCCTATTTCAGCATCACTAGCAACAGGAGATGTAGGAAATTGTCCAGCCATATTATACTAATGCCTCTTTACCTTTTTCATTTAAAGCTATATTTACTGCATTAACGATTGTTGATCTATTGTCAATTAATAATTCTTTAACACCTCTTACATCAGTTGCACTAACATTTATATTAATTGTGTTAGCACCATTCATTCCTGTTCCTCTTGCAGATTGTTCTATTTGTCCTGTAGAGTTAGGACGGAAAAGTTCAGGCCCGTTTTCTCCAACAAGAATTGGTTGATCTTTTGATACTGCACCACCTTTTTCAAAACCTTTAACAGAAGATAAAACATTTGATAATGCAACAGTTGATATTAAAGCGGCTTGTGCTGGAACAGCATTTGTTCCAAATGAAGCAAGTGAAGCTAAAGCGGCTGGTGTTGCATAAGCGGCAGACAAAGCGGCGGCACTAGCCGCACCTGATGCTACTGATGATGCTTGTAATTTTTTACCGATTGTTGCGTTTATTATCATATTAATTCCAACTTGAACTAAAGATGATATTAATTGTGCTAGTATATTTCTTGCAATATTTCCAAATGTATCTTTAAAAGATTTTCCAAATACTATTGTTTGTGCTACAGCATCTCCTATACCTTTAGTTACTGCGTTTAATGAATTTTGAAATATATCTGCAATCTCTCTACCAGCATTAAAGTTTTCAAAAAACTCTCTATAGTTTTCTTTTAGATTTTCTAATGCAGTACCTTCTTCTCTAATTTTTTCTATTCTTAGTTCTTCTTGTTCTTCTGCTTTTTGTCTAAGTTCTTCTTGCAACTTTTGGAATTCTAATTGTCTTTCTTTAGCTTCTGCTATAGATTTTTCTGCTTTTGCAATATCAACTACAGATTCTTTTGTTCTTATCATTGTTTTGTGAAGATCTCTTACATCAGGTAAGCTATTTTTTACTTTGTCAGAAAATTCATCAAAACTTTCTGCTGTATCTTGAAATAATTTATCAATTCCTTTAAATGCTACATACAATGCACCACCTTTGGCAACAAGTGTAACAAGACCTTTTATACCTTTTGAAGTCATTAAACTAGCCAATGAAAACTTAGCCATACTTCTTGCCGCAAAAAGAATAGCATTACCCAATGCTGTAAATAATTGAACGACTTTAATTGCTATTAATCCTTTAATAATTATTGCAAATTTATCCATGTTATCTTTTAAAACAACTACAAAATCAGCTACTTTCTTTACTGCAAATCCTAGAGCAATACCAATATCTTCTGCTGTACGATCTATTGATTTAGAATTTTCTTCTAAAAATTTATCTAATGCACCAAATTCTTTTTTAAGACTTTCAAATAAACCAGCCTCTAATAATACCTTTTTAAAATTAAATACTTTATCTCCTATCATTGATAAAGTTCCCTCAAAGGTCTGTGCTAGTTCATCTGTAGCTTTTCCAAATCTTCCACCTTTACCAAAAACTTCTTGAAACCTTTTTACTGTTTCTTCAATAGAAACTGTTGCACCAGCTTTAAAGCCAAGCATATTTCTAACACCTTTTTCTCTAAATAAATCTGCCGCACCTATACCAGCACTAAATGATCTTTGTATTTGCTCTCCAGCAGTTCTAAAATCTAATCCTGTAACTGCCGCAACATTCCCTGTTATCTCTAACATCTCTTGTAAGTCGTCAGCATTGTCTGTTACTGTTGCAAGAATACCAGCACCAGCTTGTATCTCCTCTAGTGAAAAAGGAACTTTAGATGCAAACTTGGTCATATTATCAAATGCCTTTGCACCCTCGTTTGTATCTTTAAGTAAGAACTTTAATCTTGTTCTTAAATTCTCTAATTGTTTTCCTGTATTAACTAAATTTCTAGCAACAAGTCCAGCACCCAAACCTATAAAAGCATTTTGTAAATTAAAAACTGCACCTTTTAGTTTTGCTAAACCTTTTTGAACATTACTTAATGCTTGTTTAGATTTATCTTTTGCTACTATGTCAATATTTAGTCTTTGATTTGCCATTACTTTAATTTCCTTGCGTCAGCTAATGAAGTTTTAGTTTTATACTGTTCTTGTTCTTTTTTCAAGTAAGCTAACCATAAATTATAATGGCTAACAGGCATATCAAGAACTTGTTGGATTGTAAGATGTAATCGTTCTGCTACTATTAACAGCGACCTTACATCAGGGTCGCTATCTACTTTTTTTCTGCGTCCTCGTAGTTAGCATCTAAAAGTATTCTATTTGCAATAGTTGAGATGACATTTGAATCAGCTTTTTTTCTTAATGCAAATTTATCTTCTGGGCTAAAGGCTTTAATCATTTCGCCTTTATCATTCTTAACTAAAAGTTTCATTATAAGTAAATCAACAAGAACTGTTAAATCTTGAAAATTACTAGACTTCTTAAAGATGATATTTTTTTCTTCAAGGGTTAATGGTTCTGAATAGAATACACTAGCATTACCATGCTCGTCTTTCCACTCCTCAACTTCAATAGTGATAGTTTTAAGAGTTTCAAAATGAGATTTAACTCTATCAATAACTGACATAAATTAGATTATACAGTTCCTACAGTTAAAGCACCAGTTCCTTGAAAAGTAACACTTCTTGAAACGATTGCGTCCATAGCATTATTAATACTCATGCCTGTAACAATTCCTGTTCCTGAATAACTTGCATCTCCTGAAGAATTACCCTCTGGTAATAAAACAAAAGAGATAGAAGCACCAGCAGTTAAAGTTTCTTGCTGTGTATCTGTTTCGTCAAAGTGCATTTCAATAGTTCCTGAAAATGAAGTTCTACTTGCTACAAACGATTTTGTTGAGTCTGATAAAGCAGTATCTTCTACTACATCTCCAGTAGTTTCTAAAGTGAACGAAGTGATTTCGCCCATTTCAGTTCCACCAACTGTTACAACTCCTTCTTTTCCGTGATGTGTTGCCATGTCTTTTTTTCCTTTTTAATTTTTGGTTTGATTTCTTGTTCTTGCTTATATCCTAGTCTAAGATAATGTTCAAGATTTGTTTCGTTAATAATTATCTCTGAATTATTTTTATATAGTTTAATATCTTTAGCCATAATACCTTTTACTATTTATCTTCTTCTTCGTCAATAAAGTCTTCATCTTCCTCATCTTCTTCAAACTCCTCATCATCTAAGTCTTCTTCTTCCCAAGTTTGATTATCTTCTAATGAGTTTTCTTTAATTTCTTCGATTAAGTCTTTTACTTCTTCGCAAAGTATAGATTCTTTATCGTGCATTTTTTCTATTTGATCTACTTTTTTAAGTATTTTATTTAATAGTTTTTCATTCATGGTTTAATCCTTATGGTGTTCCAGCTTGATATTCGTACATACACCTAATCGTCATTCTAATACCACCAACAGGAAATAAACTACCCTCGTCAGTTTCTACTTGTATCACTTCCGAATCAAGTGCGTTACCATTTCGAGTAATATCAGTTTCTATTGCAGTTTCAATAGCTGTTATTAATTCATTTCTCTTAGTATCAATATTTGATTCAGCACCTTTTACAAAGCCTAAAATAACAAAGTCAATAGTACCTGTTCTAGTTCTAGCACCAGAGCCTAATTCAGCATCATCTCTATTTTCTTCTGATGTTTGAACAA